ATACTGTTCGTTACTCGGCGACATATTCCCCATCGGATCGCCCAAAGCGGCCTTTGAAACCGTCCAACCCTTTTCACTCCAAGTTACATCTTTAGGGTTAGTCCAGTTATCGCTTTTCAAATTAGGCGAAAATGACAAATCAGCTAAAACCTTGTGATTGCCAGACCACGCCGCTGCTATCCCCTTGCCCAAATTGAAAAGAAGCTCACGCCTTGAAAGCTCCCTTGGGCTTTTCGCTTGCCACTTGATTTCATCCCGCAAGGATTTAACCGTACTTTTCAACGCTTCCACTTCGGATGTTTCCTGAACAGTAATAGTCTCAAGTGTTTTGACTATTCCCTCAAGAATCATTTCCTTTTCCTGAAAGTACGAGGTTGCCGTTTCGGTATTCGTGAACCCCGTCATTTCAATTTTTTTCATTGTAACTAATTGTTTTTTAATTGCATCCAATTGTTCATTACCCATAACTTTACTCCTGCAAGTTATTTATTAAGCAATTCCAAAACGGTATTGCATTATCGCCTTTTTCATTGCTCATTCCTAAATCCTCATTTGTTTTAGCCAGCGCAAACGGATTAGCTGGAACGTTACAGATTGAAAATTCTATTAGTTCTTGCTTGCGGAATATTAATGATGTTCCATCTTTACTTTCCTCTTTGGATGGAATTTCTATCTCGATGGGACGGAACCCAACCGAACCCGCCCGAATAACCCCAGCCTTTACCCTCTGCCCGATACTCCATCCGAAAGCGTCAAAGCTCTTGTCATTGAAAAACACAACGCCATGAAGCCCCTTGTCATCAACAGTAAGCCCCTCGATTTTCCCTATCGCTGGAATGTCGTACCTGTGCGCCCACTCCACAACCGGATTTTTTAGGTACTGCGTAAAATCCCAGCCCTGCGGATCAATCCGCTCCCCAAACCTGTCAAGGTCATAAGTAGAAAGCGTCCACAAAAAGCCTTGCCCAGCCTCTACATCCGCAGAAACTGTGAATGGAACTGAAGCTATCAACTCCACATCCACGGAAGTTTTTTGAACCCCAATCGTCTCTTTTTTCACGCCTAGAAAATCCAGAAAGACAGAAGTATCAACAATCTGGATTTCACCACTTTTCATTCTAAATATCATACGCTTCTCCTAATTGCTCATTACTCATTTTCCCAACTCCCTATTCCCCATTCCTTTTTTTATTCCTTACCCCCATATACCCTTTCATAAATCTCCTGTAATTGTTTGTTTCTTTTTTGTTTGGCAACTGCCCATTTTGGGAATTTCATTTTTTTATCGTTACGGTAAAACCGTAAATCTTCCTTGTTTACCAATCCGCTAGTCCAGGCGCGGGACATCAGCTCTGTCTGGCTGTTGACGTGGAAAATACGATACATAGCGGTCAAAATGGTATCTACAGTTCTTCTTGTCAAATTAAATTCATCAGCAATATCATCTGCGGAAAGCCCACAGCACAATAAAATCAGCACTGCAAATTGCCTTTTGGTAGTGTAGTTTTTTGTTTTCGGCCATTCAGGAAAAAGGTCAAGAATACTTTTTATCACAGGCGATATATACTCATGTCCCTTCTTTACTTCCTTTAATCCATGCTTGAATTCATCCATGCCGCTACACCATAAATGAACGCACGATTTAGCCCCAAACCAGATAAACCATGCCGCGATTGTCAGGGGATAATCATTAACGGCGACAGCGGCTATATTCAAATCCTTAAACTTATAAAGTATTTCTCCCACAACAAACGGAGTTGCCGCATGTTTAAAATCGCTGTCAATCAAAACAATACCTGGTTTCATTTCCTTTATTTTTTTATACAAACCGTCACGCTCTAATCCGGTAAAGGCCACATTGTAAAAGCCGGTTTGGTTAAGAATATGTTGTATGTTTGGGTATAATAACTTAGCTTTGCTAACCACCAACGTACCCCCAGGCATAGCTATTCACCCATCAACCCCTTTTTATTGGATTGAGAAGTAGGAACTAAATTCTGCGGCCTGTACCAAACATCGCCCCAGGGTTTAGGTTCTTTGCCACGTTCTAAAAGAACATCGTTGATTGTTTTTAACCCAGCGGTAATTTCCGCAATGTCCCTTTTACTCTGCGCATCTTCGCTTTCCTGCAATTCGGGAATGTCCCAAAGGTCAAAGACACCGCGCTCCTTTATGCCGAGTCTGATAAAAAATTGGCTCTCAAGAATTTGTTCAAATTGCCGCAGGATGGGAATGAGAGTATATTTCCAGAAAGCCGAGTGTTGTTCAGCGGTATCCTTGCCGGAAAGGGCGGTAGACTTATCGCTAATGTTCGCTACTCTTGGCGGTATACCGTACTTGGCAAGTATCGTGTACAAGTTCCAACGCTTTAATTCAAAGAGCTTTACAACTTCAGGTGTGAATGAAAGCGGCTCAAAGTTTGTGCCTTTTCCAAGGACTGCAATCTTGCGCCCCGCTTTTACTTGCCCATACTTGCTTTCCCATCGCCTTTCAATCTGGTCAGCTTCTTCTGGTCTTAATGTTTGTTCTGTTTTTAAGATGCCGTGTGGTATTGCATTGTTTTTTAGTAGCTGTGAATTTGCTTTATTAGCGTAGTAGTCCTGGTCAAGTTCCAGAGCTAAAGAGACAAGAGGATTTACCCCTCTTACAGCATTCCACGGATTCCATTCACGAAAATGAATAAGCTCATCGGCGAGGATTGGAATAAGCTCAAAACCAGTATGGTAAAACCAGCGTTTAGCAATATTTTTGAAACCGAAATCAAGGCCACCACTTAGCTCTCCCTCATGTCGCATTTTTCTTGGGTCAAGAATGATTATCTCTTTTGGAAGGCCGCCTGAATAATCCGAACCGAACCACCAGAAAGCTTCACCTTCAAGGAACCACCATGCTGCGGTTTCTTTCCAGAGGTCGTAACGGCTTAAAGACGGGTTAGGTTTACGAAATAGATTGTATATAGGGCCATCTGTTATATCGTTTCCGCCTTTTTTAATTGTAAAATCAGCTCTGGCGATATTGCGGATAAGAATATTTACTGCAATGTTGACCCACGCATTGAGTAGATATGAATTCTCAATTTGCGGTTCTTTATAAAAGTTACTAAAATAGTCGTCATCGGTCAATGAAAATACGCCACCAGTTTCTACTAGTACCCCTTTATTTTTCTGACGGCTTATTGATTGTCGCTTAAAGTTTGATGTAATTCTTTGGAAAATGTTCACGCCAGTATTACCCCATGTTGAACATCCGAGAACACCGCATAGCGAAGCGCGTCTAAAAAATGATCGTTTACTTTTACAATCTCTCCCGCTTCATCACGGCAGTAATCCCATATTTCCGATAGAACCCCGGTACACTTATCGCTAACATAAAACTGTTTTCGTTCAATCTTGGCATTTAAATAATCAATCCCGCTTTCTACGCTGTTATTGGCTTTAACACCCCCGGTAATTTCTTGTATCCGTTCCCCGCCAGCAGGGTCGCAGTAAACAGGAAGCCCCATTCCATCAGGACATTCCAACAAGCCCCTTGCTCCCAATTCCTCGTTAAAAGATTGGCTGGTCATATTGAACGCACCGTAATCGCCCAAGACGTAAACCATGTCCCCAACCAAGCCAATTTTTACAAAGGTAATGTTCAAGCCAAAATCCTGTCCGGCGGCATATCGGTCAAACTGTTCAGGCAGTTCCGATGAACGAACAATCATTGACTCTTCAAACTTGTCATAGATAACGCCTTCAGCTTTCACCCATAGCCCATCACGGAAACGAGCCTTCTGTTTTTCAGGCAGGACATCAAGAATGTCAGAAATATAATCATCCGGCAGGTTGTCTCGGTTATCTTCCGGGTTCAGTAGCATGGATTGATAAAGCTCTGGTTTCTCTAAAGGTTCTCCTGTCAGAAATGTCCGTTTAAGCACGAAGATTTTATATGCCCAATGCAAAGGACTGCCCGGATTGCAGTCGTAGTAAAACAGGTTCCGGCAATCTTTAATTCTCATTGCCAGCCGTGAATATGCCGTTGTTACAGCGGCATAAGAAAGCTGGCTTATCTCGTTAAAGTAAATCGTGTTGTACTCGTGTCCGAGTATTTTGTCCGCTTGCTCTCTATCACCAAGGCCGCCAATCCAAATCTCCGAAGAATTAAAAAGGGTAATCATGCTTTCATGGGCAAGGTATGTGTAGCCGTTTTTTCCTACAGTTTTTTCTAACCACGGTAACAAAGTTTCCCGCATAACCGATGAACGAGCATCCTTAGCGCGGTAACGGCAAATCAAATGTCTGGACCCTGCAAACTTCAAAGCCCTGTAGATAATCGCCATCACCAGTACCGTTGTTTTTCCGGAACGTGAACCGCCAAAAAGTAATATATGTTTAGCCCCGCTTTTTAATAACGCAAGGGCTTTTCTCTGTACCGCTGTTGGCTTAAACATTACCGTAGTACCCATTACAGCCCTTCAAAGTCTGAAACAAAATTTAGCTCACCTTGTTTTACGCTGGAGTTTCGGCTTGCCGAAACTCCGACTTCACGCTCCGCCTTGATTGCCGTCTGTACCCATTCGGTCAGGTTGCCTTGCGTCAAATCTTCAGGGTTCATAAGGTCAAGTTTCTTTGAAACCACATCGAGCATTTTCCCGGTAACTACCCTGTGCTTTTCGCCTTGGGCTTCTATGGTTTTCCGTAACTCTTCTTGTTTCAGCCGCTCAATGTATTTGTCATAATCAGCCGCCCTCTCCCGCCAATGGTATTGCGTAGCCCAATTGCGCCAGACACCGTAACGCTTTGCCCTAACAGCCTCGTCCTTTTCGGTATCATCAACAGCCTTGCGAATACTGCGTTCAGCCCCGCAATCCCTAAACGCGCAAAATGCCGCAAACGCCTTAGAGCTTTCCCTAGCCAGCCTTTGCCAGCTCTCATAGGGCAGCATGGAAGCTCTTGCTTCCTCGAGCACTTTCTCGTTATCTGTCATGCTTTGGCCTCGGTTTTTGGCTTATTAGATGCCGCCGCTTTACCGTTCTCTTTGCTCTTTTTTTCCGCCGCTTGTTTTCGGTTCTCAAGCCACAATTCGATTTCTTCGAGCCTGTAACGGACACTTCGATTTATTTTGTAAAAAGGGATTTCCTTGTTCATTGTCAAACGCCGGACAGTTGTCAAAGACAGTTGGACAAACGCCGCCACATCCCTTGCAGTCATACACGTTTTCATTCCCACCCCCTTCATTCGTTAATCCTCTCAAGTTTTTTTAAGACAGGTTTTACGTAAATTTGGAAATTCTCACTGTTTTTCTTCACTTTCTGCGTCTTTTTTATTAATTGGGGCTTTAGTATTTTCTGTTGTCGAGTAAACAATCTGTGCTACATGACCGCTGTAAAAACTGATACAGACCGCAACCGAACCAAACTTTAACCCCGCAGCATTGCTCAACAGCTTGGCTACAATTTCTTCCGCTTTGCTTTGGTTCATCTTTACAAGCCTCCTCAATCCCGCACGGCAGGTATTTAGGGGTTATTGTGGAGCAGTTTTTTGAAGGGGGTTTTACGTAAATTTGGAAATTTGCCTAAGTTTTTTTCGATTTCTTGACTGATACTTGACTGATACTTTTTAGCTCTGACTGATACAAAACTGATACTTTTTAGGAAAATTTCAATCCGGTTGACTTTTTTTCGTGATATGTTAAGATATGTCTAGGTATGTTATGGTATCTCTTGGATACTGTAACTCTTTATCCTGTAAAGAGTTAGCGATTTCAAGAAAAACCGTGATATGTCTTGATACGTTATTGTACATCTAGATATGTAGCCCAGATGGTGGAATTGGTAGACACGCTGGTTTCAGGTACCAGTGCCTTCACCGGCATGGAAGTTCAAGTCTTCTTCTGGGCAAAGAGCTAATTCGTTACGTTGTAAGGATTTAGCTCCTAAATGCCTTCCCGACAGCGGGTGGCATATCGTTTCATATCTTCCAGTTCGATACAAGTTCGATACTTTTTCGTAACTGGGATTTAGGAGAGTGGTATGCGCTACCCGTTTACTCTTTACAGGAAAAAATCCAACAACGGCACGACTATTTGGCACGTTCGTATTTGGGATGAAACTCTCAAAAAGTATGCCTTTAGCCGATCAACAGGTGTCTTGGTAGAAGGCAAAAAGGAACACCGCAGGGAAGCCGAGGAAGCAGCAAGGAAGCTGTATGCTGAATTCACAGACAGCAAATCCACAGAAACAAAATCAACAGTAACCCAGCCAGAAGCCCCAGCAGCCCAAACACAGCAGAAACAACCAGCCATCCCAAAAAAGACCATAATCGCCAACACCTCACTAATCGAGTACCTTTCAAACTTTTGGACACCAAACAGCGAATACGCCCAATTCAAGAGGGATGTTCAGAAAAAGCCCCTGACCACTTATTACATCGAAATGAACCATGACGATGTACGCCGCCACGTCCAGCCGTTCCCTGGCTTCGATGGAGTAACTGTTGGAAGCCTTAGTAAAGCCATCCTTAAAAAATGGCTGATATGGCTTGCAGGGCGAAAGACCATACGGCATAAAAAAGACGGAACAATCATTGAAGGGAACACCTTATCAGGTCGCAGGGCAAATACCGTATTGCAATCCGTCAGGGTTGCTATCCGTTGGGCAGTAGACAATGAAGAAATAGAGACAGACCCATTCCGAAAGCTAGGTGAAGTTACTGAAGACATAAAAGAAAAAGGCGTTCTTTCGTTTGAGGAAAGAAACAAATTAACAGCGTTACCGATAGATGATTACCGTTCCCGCCTTGTTATGCTTTTAGGTGGCTATTGCGGATTTCGTAGAGGTGAAATGCG